TAGTTATTTTGAACTGAATCCTCTGACTGTGATACAAATAGGAGTTCCTTTACGGGGTGTGAAAATTTCAACATCACAGACTTTTTGTTTTCACCGGGGTTCATTTTGAACTTGGCAATTTGAAGTTGTGTAATGACATAATCAATTGGTCTAGATACCAGGAATCCCTTTTCATCATCAGTGAGATACACAAACTCTGTATCAAGTGCAAACTTCTTTATAGAAGCGTTAATCGTTTCTGGAGCACCAAAATGTATAAGTTCCCTTAGGGGTCTCGTTTTGATACGAATTTCTACGATTTGTTTTCTGAGGGCACACGTCGGTATAGATAGGCTAGGGTTCCTATAGAAATAGAATGGTAAGTCTAAAAAGTAAGAGTATTCACCCGTATATGAAAGTGTATTACCATGTCCATTTAAGAAGTACAGAGTCTGTTCAATATCGTCATTGGTACTATGAAGCTGCTGATACATGTAAATGTACTCCCCTGTAATCTTTTGTACAACCTGACCACCAATAACCAATTCAGCGTAATCTATAAGATGTGATATTATAGATTTAGTCCATACGTTGGCACTGGGAATTGGATTTGTGAGAGTAACCTTAAGGTTAAAGTTCTTAATAAGATCTCCTTTGTCATTAGGAACCCTGCATGTGAGAAGACTACCGAAATCAATCTTTCCATCAAACTGGCTCTCTACATAGTCGAACGAAAACTTCGTATGTCTCTTGAAATTCATCAGGAAATATGAAAACTGTGGTTCACCGGTCAACCACTGATCTTGGATTCCTGATGTAGCGAGTCTTAATCGACCAGCCATTCCTACTGTATATGAGTAAAATTTTGGTAAATAAAACGGAACGCTATACTAGAATGAATCTTCAGTTGAGGAAATTCAAACCTGAGACAATCAGTGATGATCGGGTTTGTGTATTCATAGGAAAGCGTAATACAGGTAAATCAACCCTAGTTAAGGACATTATGTATCATAAGAAACATTTACCAGCGGGGATAGTGCTTTCTGGGACAGAAGAGGGAAATCACTTTTATTCCGAATTCATTCCTGACCTATTCGTTTATGGTGATTACGACAGAGAGGCTATAGAGAGGGTTATGGCTAGACAGAGAAAGTTGGTGGGTGGGGGAAAAACGAATTGTGGAGCTTTCATGCTTTTGGATGACTGTATGTATGACTCCAAGTTTCTAAAGGACACATGTATTAGGCAATGTTTTATGAATGGTCGTCACTGGAAAATCTTCTTCATGCTAACGATGCAGTATGTAATGGACTTACCACCGGCACTTAGAGCCAACGTGGATTACGTGTTCATTCTCAGGGAGAATATCATTCAGAACCGAGAGAAGTTGTACAAATCCTTTTTTGGTATCTTTCCCTCGTTTGACATGTTCTGTAAGGTGATGGATGCCTGTACAGAAAATTACGAATGCCTCGTGTTAGACAATACTGTAAAGTCTAACAAGATTCAGGATTGTGTATTTTGGTACAAGGCAACTCTTCGGAAAAATTTCAGGGTTGGTAGCCCTCAACTTTGGAATATGCATAAAAAGATGTACAATCCAAAGCATATAAATCAAATGGAACAGGACGCCAAAAAGACGACGAAGAAAACCAAGCTCACAATCACGAAAAAGAAATAGGCGCGTCACTTAACACTTCAAGAAAACATACGATTATAATAACATGTCTTCCGAACATGTGTACACTATGAATCTCTTCGACGATGGTGAAGGTATGGTACCATTACAGACCCAAGATAAACCTTCTACAGCGTTTAAACAAGAGGAAAAAAATATGGGTACAAATAAAGACACGATGGACTCTACACCCATTAATGACATTATGATGGAACCACCCGCGATGACCGAGGATCCCAGGGTACAAGGTGTTATGCCCCAAATGGTCGCTGCTCAACCTCAAGCTGCTTATCCCTCCCCCTCCCAAAAAACTAAGGAGGAGGCGCCCGAAAGCAAAAACCCTCTCAATCTCACCGATGATCAGCTCACTTCTCTCGTTGTAGCTGTTTGCACTGCTATTGCTGTTAGCAAGCCCATCCAAGATCGTCTTGCGACCTCTATCCCCAAGTTCCTTAACGAACAAGGGGGTAGAAGTATGATTGGTTTAGCGACTACTGGAGGAGTAGCCGCTCTCATCTTCTTCTTTGCGAAGAGCTACATTATCAAGGCTTAAGCCTGCATCATGTTGTTATAGATAGAGTTATCTATACCACTGAAGTACGTAAGTAAAGCACCGCCAATGAAAGCGCCAGCTAAAACACCGTTCAACTCCAAATGCTTCCTTCTATCACTCTTATGAAAATTCTTGACAGTATCCTTGGAGCGCTTCCACCATTCGTTAATAGCGAAGGTGATGATGAGCGCGAAAAGGGTCGCCATAGCAAAGAAAGAGCGATCGACTGCGAGACGGGGAATATCACCAACAATGGCACGAGCGGCGTTGGGAATAACAACGGTTAAGAAGATTAGGTTTGCGTAGTAGTTATCAGTGTGCTTAGGAACTTGTGTAACCGCGTAGAACACAATCCACGAAAAAATCGCTGCTAACATATCATTAACAGGAGTTTGCATTTATCTTATTACGAGATTTTATTTATCCTGAATGTATTGACCGCAGAATTTGGTCTTGTCTGGTAATCTAGTGTAAATTCCTATAGATTCACATATCCCTCTCAACTCCGTGAAGTTGTTCCAAAAGTTTTCAGAATGTGTCCACTCGGGCACCGTACTGTGCGAAAGCTCGTGAATCAACACATGCATAATCTCATTCACTTCACCATCTATACATATGGTTATGTCCGCTCCTTTGTTGACATTGTAACCCACCGTACCCGACATCTTCCTCAGTGCTGTCAAGGGGATTGGGTCTATCAACATAGCGAATTTCTCATTGTTCGTTTTCTCAATATGTTCTCTGAGAATTTTGTACCTCTTTTTCACTTCTGTGAAATTCTCTGGTTCACGTATCATGAAAAGTATGATCAGGTTGATGACGATCAATACTAAAAAGGGTATCATCTAGTATAGGCAAAGATAAATTTACTGTACAACTCTGAGATTGGGTTACCTCGAAGACCCTCCCAAAGTTGTAATTTGAAACCAAGCTCCTCTAGATGTGTAACCAATAGGTCTTTATACCCAACCGGTTCTGACTTGGGTCCCTCTGCATAGTAGGGGGTATCCGTGAGGTGTACAAACAACTTCTCACCAAATCCACCATTCCCGTGATCTTTGAGTTTGAAGAAGTTTCCCATGTCATCCTGGAGTGGTGTTTTGAATATGATCTTTTCTGAATCTGGGATGATACCAATCAAAAGTCCGCCTGGTTTTACGCGTTTTCGGATTTCGTGGATGGAACTGAAGAAGAGATCCTTAGTCTTGAAGATGTAGTGTAACGAGAAGTTGAAACAGACAACGTCAAATTTTCGCTTTGGACAGTTGTGTATGTCACCCTCGTAAAAATTCACCCGCATATGCATATTTTTTGCCCTAGACTTGGCTTCAACGAGAGCCGTGGGTTCCGGGTCACACATATTGATATTGGCACCACACTTGTGCCATTTTTGAAGATCTCCACCAAACCCACACCCAACATCAAGAATATGCTGACTACTCTTTGTCACACTCTGGATAAGCTCTCTCTTGGCGTCGTTGTGATTTTTACGAATCTCTTCCATAATTCATGATAGTTTCATATCTTTAATTCTCTACTTAGGGCTTAAAGTTTACAAACGTTCAAAAGCTATAATGTCTCTTGAACAAGATTATACGACCGTACCCGGTCAGGTTTTCGCTTGCCTTTCTATTGTTGGTCCCGAATGCCCTCAGAAGAATGACAAGTTTGGTATCAAGATCCGAGGAACTTTCGCGAACCGCGATGAAGCTGCGAACCACGCCAAGCGTCTGCAGAAGGAGGATCCCACGTTTGACATCTACGTCGTTGACATGTACAAGTGGCTCCTTATCCCTCCCGACTCTTCTAAGATTGAGGATGTTCACTATACCAATGATAAACTTGAGGAGATCATGACTGGTTACAAGGAGAATCAGGCTCAGGCTGCTCGTATGTTTAACGAACGTAAACAGGGTATGATTGACAAGAGTGGCTTTGCCCCTGGTGATGACAACTCCACCTTTTACACGAAACCCGATGAGGCTCCCATCTCTCATCCAGCTGAGGTTCTAGAGCGTCTCAAGAAGGAGAAGCCTGACGCTAACATGGAGGATCTCGTCAAGGAGGCTGATGAGATTGTTAACCAAGAGATGAAGGATCGTCAGAAGCAGCGCGAGGAAGCTGCTAAGGCTTCTGAGATGAGTGAGATTAAGGAGGAGGAGGAGGCTTCCACTGAGGCCAAGATCGAAGAAACTAAGGATGAAGGCGAACCCGAGGTTTCTTCCAAGTAAATAATTTTCATAACTAATACTAAATGATTAGTACAATCGTAACAATCATTCTCGTCAGTGCTTTCTTTATTTTGTTTTTTGAGGGGATGACCCCAGAAAACAAAAAGGAGAAGAAAAAGGTTAAGGAACCTGAAGCCAGTACTACTGCTGGTTTTATTAAGGATACGTACAGGGATCCTTTTATTAATCATTTCATACCTCCAAAAGTTGGTAATATAGGAAAGTTTGTTCCATTCTCAAGTGTACCTGAGGATAACTGGCTGCATGGTTTTCCCCATAAAAAATCCAAGTAAAAATACAGCAAATGCTATGATCCAAGTTGATTTATCAACATTCTTGAATAAATCAAAAGATTCCTGACCTTGATAAGGTGGTGGGGGTTGTGGATATTCAGACGGATGAAAGTAATACTCCTCAGAGTGTTTCTCATTACTTTCATCTTTCTCCTCTGGAACTTCTTGAAGAACGGGGTTATATTCAATGGGGTTACCAATATCAGTTTCCATTTTCTAATATATAAACGGTTTTTTTTAAGCACTTTCTTCCTCACTTTCACTTTCATCATCTACCACAAAGTCTTTGAGATTACCATTTTCGTCTGCGTCTTCCTCATATTCCTCTTCACTGTCTTCATCGTATAATTCATCATCTGTGTCCAATTCGGAATCTATGTCAGTATCATGTTCATCCGTACCATAATCATCTTCTAAAACACTTTCCGTGGGCTGGAATAGAGTAGGTTTCTTTATATGTCTTCCTGAACGGGTACGAGTAACTATAACCATTTACTAGTACTCCGTATTATTGTTTAAGTAGTTTTACGAGATTATTGTCAATAATCTGATGTGTTCTAGCCATATTCTTCTTGCCTTTACAAATCGGGCATTTTTGTGTTATTTTATTACCCTTGATGATATAAGACATCACATGATCCGTGTGCTCTCCCTTGATAGATTCACAATACATTGAGGTTGTGAGGGCTACGTATTCGGTTTTGTTTCTCTTGACACTTACAATTGTAGTGTCCAACTGGTTATCCATAAATTTCCGAACAAACCTCTGTAATAGGGGTCTTATCTCCGTCTGTTTAGGTTGAGGTTTTTCAACGAATTTCTTGATTTCTGGGCAATTTTGGATTTCCTCTTTTTTGGGATACAACTTATTGATTATGGAACTTGGTAATTCATGACGACGACCACAGAAATCTTTACAGAAACCATCCTTCCTCCCCCTGAGTGTTTCACAACGACAGAAACATTTCTGTATAATGAGTTTACCACTGATTATGAACCACACATGGTTTGAGTTATGCTCTCTTCTCAGATTTTCACAATAGTTTGAATTCGTTGCGGCTAGGAATGTATTTTTGTGTTTGAAAAGTTTAGTAATGTAAGCAGTAGATTGTCCCTCTAGATTCTTCTGAACAAAAGACTGTATCATGTATTTGAGTTCTTCATCCTGAAGTTCATCTTTAATTTCATCTTCAGTAAATGCACCCTCCCTCATAGGGACGGAAGGTGGTTTAACAAATGTAGTTTGCGGGACATCTGTACGAACCGCAGACATCTTTAGGAGTTTGACATCTGGTTTTGGTGGTACACGAATAATTGTACTGAAAGGCTCTGGTGTGTACATGAAAACTGGGAGATAGGCCAATTGGTTCACTTTACCATTTTCACAACCAGAACACCCTCGTCCACCACATGCGTCGTGTTTAGCTTTCTTATATGACCATGGCATTCTAAAGCCACTTCCCTTTGTCCTTCTCTGAAGATCACCATACACAGATGAATCTATGATATCATTCCAGTCATATGAACTTTTAGCCTTGGATAGTGCCACGAGGACATGATCCCTCAAAGCAATCGCGGAACTTTGGTCTACAACGAAGTCTGGCCAGTTGAGATGTACACCGGTTTTAATCAGGTCACCAACAGTCTTTGGAGGTGATACAGATATGAGACAATTCTTACCACCGTGACGTTTCACCTTGTCACATATGATTTTACAAATAGACTTGATCTCCTCAATGGAGAGTGACTCGTGATCCTTGTAATCAATGTCTATGAAGAAGTTATAGGTTGGAGTCTTTTGTTCCACGACGAATAACTTTTCATTCGTACCGATAGCTTCTATGTACTTTTCATAGAATTCGTTCAATCTATCAAATGGCACAGAGAGTTTTCCTCCGTCCATGAGCACATGTGATAGATTGGATGCATTATCAAATTTTTGAGACGCACACCAATTCTTAAACATATCCATTTATTGGTCGTCATCTCTAAACCACTTCATAAATGAAACATCTTGGTATACTTTTTTTTCTGCTAAATCCTTCTTTATAACTAGAAGTTCATACACAGTTTTATCCTTGTTATCTTCTTTCCACTGAACAATTTCATCTTCACACATTCCCCTATTCTTATCGAGTAACTCTCCGATCTGGTGTAAGATGAAAGCCTTGGACTTCATTATTTTATAGAGAAGGTTTTTCTATTGTGAGAACTTATGCAAGAGTAGAACTCTGGATTTTTAATCACATTGTCCACTATCAATTTCCAACGTTTACGTGAATTGTATTCTTCTAGAGTATCAAAACTCATAAAGTCATTCTCGTCATACGTTTTCTTATACGGTTGGTGGAGTGCCTTCTTTACTGATGTTTTTTGCTTTTCTTCATAGAATCTTCGTACGAATTCATTTTGCTGAGACCTGGTGTAGTTGACAAAGAATATAAAGACGTTATATTCTAAATCAACCGTGGGACTCTCTTTATGTACAAACTTAAACTCGGTATACTGTCCATTTTTTAGTGATATAACCCCTCTAGTCTCTTCTTCCAGTTCTCTAAGAGCACAACGAATCGGGTTGTAAATTTCTCGTCTTCTACATCCTCCTGTGACAAATATCCATTCCTTGAATCTCCAATCTCTCACAGTGAGGAATCTCGGTTTGCCGTCTACAAAGCTAACCGGTATTGCAATCGCCTTGTACTTTTTCATTGCTCATTCGCAAGTTATAATATGCGGATATGTTTATTCAATCAATTTTTCCTCTTCTGGGGTCATTTCCGACAAATTGTCATCCGCGTCCCCATCCCCATCTATGGAATTAAGCTTTTCCATGACATCCTCTGAGAAATCTCGAAGCTCATAGAGTTCTTCACGAGTCTTATGAAGCTCGCGAAGTAGGAAAATAACACCTACAACACATACTGCTGTGGCGATCATCATAACATTTTCGTGATTAAGGGGGATCATATACTTGTCTATCCCTTTTTCTTTTTAAGTAATTACACCCATCTTAGTCCTACCTTGGGGTGAACATTCATATGGTGTCTGAGCGAATTGGACGGCTTCGTAATGCGCATTTTCACAAGATTTACTGGTCGACGGTGTCTTGGGTTGACCGATAAACGTTTCGAGTGTCCTGGATTTAGGATCGTACGTCAATACAAAAACGATGGCGAGTAGGAAAATAAGGTCCCACATTTACTATTTAGTTAGAATATAAAAGGCCTCCCATACCATTCTCTATACGGAGCACATTGTAATTTACGGCATAAATATCCTTGCCGACCGCCCGTGTATCATTCACAATACGAGCCGAGTCAAGTCGGGAAAAGTTGAGGGTACCAGTGGGCTGCAGCTTACCAGTCTCGAGGCAGAAAGGGTAAGTGAAGAGCTTATCACCGGGGGTAGAGTTACCGTGGGAGGTGTGGTAATAGAGAGGGACCGAGGTGTAGTTAGGGTTCGCGAATTTGAAGTCGGAAACATCGGTACCGTTAATTTGAAGCTTGAGCTTGTTATCATCGTTGAGGATCGCGAGAGCAGAGCTGTCCGCCGAGGCAAGGTACTTGACTGGGTGGTTGAAATTGAGCTCTTGGATCTTGGAGCCCGAAGAGATCGCCTTCTGAGTTTGGGTGATCAGCATATTTTGGGGCTGGGAAGCGAAGACTTCGCGCTCCTGGGTATCGAGGTAGGCGTAGTTCGCGTAGATGTCCCACTTCTTGCTGGAATCAGCGGCGGCGGCACCCCAAGTGATGCGAAGCTCCACATCGTGATATTGGAGGGCAATGAGAGGAAGGGCAGTCTGCCAGTTCTCACAGAAAGCGAAACGGAGAGGGTAGAAACGCTCGTTGGTAGAGCCACCGTAGAGATCACCGGCAACCGACTTGGAAGAGGAGGTCGCGGAGAGGGTGGGTGCGATGAGGGTAGAGTAGGTAGAATCCTGCTCATCAACAAGTTGCCCACCAATTAGTAATTCGACCTTGGAAATTACAGTCCTCCAGTCAGCAACGGCAACCGTCGCAGTTCCCGTGTTGGGAACGAGGTAGACATAGTTGAGCATGTCACCCTTGCGCTCGAAGCGGACGGTGGACAT